TGTTCTAATTTATTCACTAAGAAATTCTGATTATCCTGATTATTGTCTGATTGAGGTGGTTCTGGTAAAATTTTAACACATTCATTAAGAGTATTTATTATATTTATATACTCTTTATAAGGTTCTTGTTTGGGCTTTCTTAGACCTTCTATATAAGAAGACAATTCCCCATTATTATATTTGTTTATTAATAACGTACTTATATTGTATATATCTCTAATATATGTCATATCTAATTCATTTAAATAAGCTATAAACGAACTTATATCTGAAATTTTACTATTAGTTTCGAGATTTGTTGAACCAAACACACTCTTAATATACGGATTTCTTGATTTATCAGGTAAACTACTTATTTCAAAGGAAGTAGCTACCGATAAATAAACATCTAATTTATATAGATTATTTCTAATAAATTTTACAAACGCCTGCTTTAATAATAGATCCTGCGCATTGCTCATATCTTCCTCAAACCCAAATAAAGCTCTTGTAGTTTTTATTTTAGAATATGCATTTATTTTTAGTTGCAGATTAGCAATGTCATTAACCTGAAAAATAGTTTGGTAACGTGGTAAATTTAAAATATCAAATTCATTTTGTAATTCGGGAAAACTTTTATTTACAAAAGCAAACTCAACAAGTAATTGAAAATATTTTGATAATCCATCTGATATATTATTTATTTGTATTATAGGACTTTCATTAGCATTAATATAATTTGTTACAGTAGTATATTGGGTTGTTATTTGGTCATTATATGTCTGTTTCAGACCAATAAGTGCGTTTATATAGTTTGTTCCCCACATATCATCACCATATCTGGTACTTTGTCTTTGCTCCCCCTTTTGTGTATATTGAGGATACCAATTATTATTCAAATATTCTTGCATACCTTCTATCCTCCTGTTAATTAGTTCTTTTCCATCTACTTTGACAAAATTAGGATTGTTTTGATTATTAAAAACAAGTACACCTCCTTTTAGATCATTAGTTAAAAAAATAACATTAATGCCTAGTAATAATGCATAAGTTACAGCATTTATATCATGGGAAACAAAATATGTTATATTACTCCCCATAGCCCTAACTGTATCATCACGTATATTTCTAAACGTTCTTCCATCAACTAACCCACACGCTAAGGCTTGTAACCAATCACCCGATCTTTTATGTTGAATTTGTGCGTTATAAGAAAATATATCCATAACTTTATTTTTACCACGACCAGTAAGGTATTTAAATAAACTAAAAATTCTACTTTTTGTTTTAGTATTAGAATTTGATCCATCTTCACTGGAAAATTCATAAAGTCCATTTTCATTTTTATCTCCCCAACTTATAGATCCATTTCCAACTAATTTAGTTGATTTTGAATTTTCTTGTTTTTTTATTGAATTTAATGAAATATTAAATAAAGAATAAAAATTATTTTCTAAGGGATCTTCTCCTTCTCCTTTAAACGATAAATATGTTCTTGCATATCCATCAATTTCCAATAATGGATTATAGATAGTTGGGTTTTTAAATAAATTATCTTGTAAATTAGTTTTTCCAGCTGGGTCATTTAAAACTTCAGGTGTCATTAAATAATTAATTTTTGGTTCCAAATTTAAATCCTCGACATTATTTTTAGAATCGTTTAATACCATATCTAAAAAACCGCATTGATTAAAATCTACTATAAAATTTATTTCAGTGTTAGTTTTTATTTTACTGCTTAAAAAAGAAGCAAAGGTAATGGTGCTAGTAGTTTCAGAATACAATGGACTTTTTTCATCATCTTTAATAAAATGTCTTTTTCCATAATTACTTAACCATTGTTTTTTAACGGGAATATTATATACTTGATATGGTTTAATACCATCTCCTATTCCAATATGACAATCTAAACCTTCTCTTTGTTTTAAATGTTCCAGTGTATACTTAGCACCCCCACTAATATAACCTTCTGCTTTATTAAGTTTTCCGTCTAGTATAGTTTGATTTAAATCATTTTGAAATAGACTATTAAAAACATCATGTTCACTTTTAAATAGATATAAATCCCCATTCGGTAAACCTTTCTCTAACATCACTTTATATTCGTTATCTCCTTTTACTAATTTATCGTGTTTTGCATCACTAATAGCAAGAGTTCCTATGAAAGGCTTAATATCATCACTTACAGTAGTATATTGGTCCATAATAATATATATTAAATAAATATATTATTATTAAATTAATTACAAAGTAATAAATATCTAGCTATAATTGTGTTACTAGTTAAAACTTGTTCAGCATTTAATCTTGAAAACCATTGATAATTTGTTCTATTTAATATTTCACATTGAGGAATATAAACTCCGTATGCACACTTAGAAATTTGTAAATCATCATCATCACTTAATAAATCATCTATCAAAACTGGATTTCCTTCTACTGTTTTGGTTCCAAAATATTTGGCATCTAAAGGCATCACTTTTCTTTGTCTAACCTGTTCATATAACCATTTATTTGTTTCCCCGGTAAATTCCATTTCATTTGTATAATCATTACTTACTTGTCTTTCTAAATAATTGATATATTGTTCCATTAATTGACAATCCTTATTACAACCCATAATTAAATGTGAAGGAAAGAATTCACTATAAGTTGAAACTACACTTTTAGTTGGTAATTCACCACAAAACATTGGAGCAGCAGAAGTTCCTTTATTATAAAGCGGCTTTAAATTCTTCATACAAATAAATGAAGAGGGAACAGTCATACCACCATAATAATATAATACTTTAGCCATAGCTAATTCCCTTAGATGAGGTCTTAAAGGATTTGGTAAATTTGCCACCTTGGTGCTCCATCCAGGAATTATTTTGTTAAAAGTTTTATCATCTATTAAACATATATTAAAACTATCACCACATTTATCAACTAAAGATTTAATTGTTAAATATTGATATGGTTGATTAAAACATTTGGTATTACGAGAACCAAAAGAAGCCCACCATCTAGCATTTGTGTCAAATGTAACATGTACCCATAAAATTGGTTTATTTGTTCTGGCTAAAGTGGAATCATTCAATAAATACTTCTTAATTAATTCATATTCTCCCAATTTATCTTGCGTCATTTCCATTTTTCGGTAATTATCATAAAAGTATCCAAATACAAATAACAAAATTAAAACAAAAATATATTTGGTGTAGTAATTCATATATATTAATATAACAAATTTATTTTACAATAAGTTTTAAAATTGATTCCTATTTATTATAAAATAATTATTTTATTAAATAAATCATGGGTAATTTTATTACTAAGTCTTCAACGCCGATTAAGAAGGATATTTATATCACTTGTCTTGATAAAATGGAAAAAGGATTTGCCACTCCCGTTTATCATACAACTACTTGTAAAAATTGTAACTTTAATATTCATCATAATTTTAAAACCAATAATCTTATTCATAAAAACTCTTGTTTTAATTGTGAAACTAATTATAATCAAGATTATATTATTGATGTATTGCCTACTGTGTCAGTTAGTTCTTAATTCTTTTCAAATCTGACCAGAATTTTTCATAATTATTTCGTATTTGTTCATCTTGATTCATTAATTTATATGCTCTTTGAATATTTATATCTTCATCATTAGTTTTCATTGATTTTAATTTATTTTCATGTGACGAAAACCATTCTTTTCCTTTTACTGCTATATCTTGAGTACGCTCCCTATTAAGTTCATCTATATTCCCATATTTTTTTCTATTACTGAAATCTTCTTCTGTTATTGGTATTACTGATTCAACATGAGCTTTTTTTAAATCTTCAAATTGAAGTTTATCAAACATTCCTGATCCATAATTCTCTGGAGTTTCTCTCAATAAATCATAATGACTACCATCATACATTTCTTCAAACTCCTTATGTACCACTAAACTCCTTATTTGACTTTTCCTATTTTGTATATATTCATTCATTTCACTACTATTATTAGCTGTTGAAGTATTTAAATCTTCATCTGATTTTAACCAATCTCCATATCCCGTTTCAGAATCAGAATCTTTCATTTTCATCTTTTCAAATGTTTCATTAAACCAATTAGAATAATCTTCTTGACTCATACTCTTTATTTTCCCATCTATCAATACACTATGTTCATTCGCCCACATATCATCTTTCTGATATTCTGTATTGGTTGTTGTTGAACTTTGTCTTAATTGGTGAATCTTTAATAAATATTTATATGCTTGAGAGAAAAACAAAAAATATTCTTTTTCTAAACCTGATTTATCAGGATGCGTTTTTAAAACCATTTTTTTTGCTTCTTTTAATTCTTTTTCTCCAAACTGAAAAGGTATTTTAAACAAATTTAATAAATCATTTAATTCATAATTATGTATATTTAAATCTAAACCTTCCATTTAAATATACTTTATTTATTTTTTTTTCTATTTTATCACATTTTCTCACATCTTGCTATAAAATCGTTTACTTCATTTAATTCTGCCCCTGATATACTATCATCTGGAGCAAAATTCGTATTTCCTTTTTTATAAGCTAACATCGTCGGTATCCCTTTCATCATTTTTTTGGTTTTCATAAAAGCAAATAAATCAAATGCTTCGTCTACATTTACCTCTATACATTTTATTCTGTTACTGCTTATTCTCTCAAAATGAGCATCTACATATTGTTTTATTGTTTGACATGGTTTACACCAATCTGCTGTAAATTTAAATATTAATACACCTGGATTTTCTTTTAACAATTGTAAAAAAGCATTTCTATCTCCCTCAAATTCTAAAGCCATTATATTTAATACTATCATATTTTTAAATAAAATTGACCTAAATATATTTTATAAGTTTATTATACAATAATTATGTATACTCGTATTCTAAAATTTAAACCTATTAAATTATTTGATGTCACTCTTCGTGATGGTCTTCAATCTATACCAAAAATTTATACTTTAAAAGAAAAAGAACAACTATTTGATACAATTGTTACTCACAGATGTCCTTCTTCTATGGAAATCGGATCTATTGTTAGTCCTAAAATTTTACCTCAAATGGAACATTCTTTAGAGTTGTTTAGATACGCTAATTCATTTAAGTCTTGTTTTACTAAACCATTTGATATTTATATGTTAACTCCAAATACTAAAAGCTTAGATACTGCGATTAAACATAATGTGGAAAATTTCTCCTTTATTACATCTGTTTCCTCTGCTTTTCAAAAGAAAAATATTAATAAAACTTTAGATGAAACCAAAAAAGAAATAGAAAAAATGATGGAACTTGTTGTTCAGGTAAATGACTATAAAGTTAAATTATATATTTCATGTATTACTGAATGTCCTGTAAAAGGACAACTAGAATTACAAAAAATAATAGATGAAATATTGTTTTATTATTATTCATATGAACATTTAAATGAAATTTGTTTATCCGATACATGTGGATCGTTGTTATTTCATGATTTTAAATATATTTTAGACGAATTGAATAAAAGAAACATTGATATGGATAAATTGAGTTTACACCTTCATAATCAATCAGATAAACAAAATATTAAAAATATTATTCTATATGCTATGAAAATGGAAATAAATAAATTTGATGTTTCTTATATGCCTGATATAGGAGGCTGTAGTGTAACTATGAAAGAAACAAATGGAAATTTAGGATATGAACAAATATATGAATGTATGTAATTTCATTATAATTTATTATTGTAATAATTTATAATGAGCAATTTTTTAAATAACGCCAATAAAAATTGGTCAGTGGTTGCTGGACAAATTCAAAATCAGGCTGCTAACGGTATAGTCTATATTAAAGAATCTGCTTTTCAAATTCCAACTGGAGCTTCTAATGATAGACCACCTGTTGGAGAAGCAGGCATGATAAGATATTTAACTAATGACAATATAATAGAATATTATGCTAGTGATACCGCATCATGGAATCCTGTTAGTTTACCTTCTCCAACAATAAGTAATTATTCACCTGTAGATGTAAAAGATAATTCAACCAATAACTATTCAATTGTCGGTAGTAATTTTAGTATAGCTGGTGTTTCTGTTAGATTAATTGGAAATAATGGTGCTGGAACAATAATAGCACCAACATTAGCTACTGTTTCATCTACAAACTTAATTAATATTCAGTTTGATTTATCTGGAACTCAAGCTTTATTTGATGTAAGTAATGAATTACCATTTGCATGTAAAGTTACCAATAATAATAGTGGATTTTCTTCAACTATTAATAATGCTATAACTATTTTTAATACAGGTCCTTTTTTTATTGAACCTGATTCTCAAACTGTTCCTTTTCAAACTTTTGCTGTAGGTGATCCATCAGCTTCTTTTACAGTTGTAGCTGAAGATACTGA